CTGTATATTTTCATTATTTTTTGCCACTTTTTAAATCCCTCTTTGAAAGCCAAGCCAGCGCTTTTAAAGCTAAACTATCTTTTTCAATTGGTGCCTCATGCTTGCGAATTATGCTCTTAAGTTTCCCTTTTTCACCCTCACCAACAAAGCCTAAAAATGGTCTTTTTATGTCCGACCTACCTTGCCAGCCGGTAATATGACCGTCCGCCTTGTCGTTTGAAAGGGAACCTTTTTCAAAACCGATTACAATTTTATCCTTCTTGATATCAAGCACCTCAATATCTGCTAACATGTCACCGGTCTGAGTAAGGTTAACTTTTGAAGTTTTACCGGCAATTTTAAAATCAAGGCTTTTCATATATTCTTTTGAATACTTGGGAAATGAACCACCGGAATTATTCTTTCCTGACTCTGTTCGTTTTCTCATGTATTCGATAACATCTTCACCTAAGGCTAACTTTTCTTTTTCGCTTAAGCCCTTTGGAACCTCAATTTCAAAATGTTGCCAGTCTGAACCCATTTTAATCATCCTCACTATCATCAATAGTTTCTATTTTTTCATTAGATTTGTTAGATTCTTCTTTAATCATGCCGGGTTCTTTTTCACCTGATATTTCTTCAAGTAGCTCCTCAACTTCATCATCTGACATATTTGGATTGAGCCGCTTGATTGCTCTTTTCTTTGAAGTAAGTTGACTTGATAGCTCCTCTTTAACTTCCTTGATTATTTCATCGCGTGATTTGACAACTTCCACTTTTGGAAAGGTTATTTCAACATGACAATTCGGTGAAAAGCTACCTTGTGGAATTTCAGGGTTATTCATTTTCCATAAATCATGACCATGATGAAGAATAAAATTAAAAATATCCCTTTCCATATTCCGATAAACTTCTTGGTTTGATGTTATCATCGCTGAAACGTCAGCTTCATCTAACATCTTACTTATTCCTGATGATATATTGCCAGAGTTATACCCTAAAACTGAAGATGAAATACCCCTTGAGTTAAGCCATAACTGCAGTTGTTGCATAATCCCATCAAATACTTCTTTGATATCGATATCAGGCTTTAATACTCCAACTTCAGGTTTATTGGGTGATTCCGGATCAAAAGGAAGCAAGTTAAAAAACGCATTTGGTCCACGCCTAATAAGCTCCTCTTTGACGTTTACGCCGTAAATTATTGCATAAGACATGTACTTAATTGCGTAGTTTATATCACCACAAAGCATAGGTATCAAAGTTGAAACTGATATCATTGATTCATCAGGGTAAGGCATTGTATCGGTTTTTGTTTTCTTCGCATAAACAAAAGGAAGTTTGCCATATACATTCAAACCGTCAATATTTCCAATATTATTCATCTCTGTAGTAAGTAAATCACCCCTAACATTTTGCATCCAAACTTCATATTCTGACACACAAAAAAGCATTTCTTCATTTTGTTGGTTTTTGCCGTAATAAGTAACAAAAATAGTTGCATTAGAAACATCCTGAGTATCATCAGAAACAGCGATATACTCGGAAGGTTCCCATATTTTTACTTTTGGCTTATTCGATTTGATATGGAAAATACATTGTGCAAGTGATTCTTTGTAATTGTTATAGTTCTTATCGATTGTTTGACCAATATCGTCAAAGTTGATATTTTTCAAATACCAATCAAACATTTCTTCATCTTGTGGCGTACCATCGGAAAGGCGTCTTATTGGATTGTCGTTATATGCCTTTGATAGCTTATCAACAATCCTTTTGACCATGTCAATTTCAAGAATTCTCCGACCTATTTCAATTCTTTCGTTTGGATCGGCAATTTCTGCTTTTATCCTTGCCTCAACATGCTTTCTTATTGCACCTTCATATAATTCAGAAAGTGTTTTACAGTTTTTTCTACGCTGATTTTCATCATCCTGCCAAATTTTACCGATCTTTTTTCTTAAATTATCATCTTGCATTAATAGCCTCTTTTCCTGATTAGCCTTTCGGATTCTTGCTTGTAAAGATAATGTTTTTCGGAAGATAGCACACCATAGCCAACCGCTGTTGTTATATGCTGCGCTTCAAAAGAATCATCCTCGATTAAACTACCATTTTCTTTTAACTTTGTAAGTTTTAAACCCTTAATTATCATTTTACAATTTTGATATACGAAAAGTCTAATTTCTCCCAAACTATTTTTGCAAAGCCCATTTATCTTATTGTGTCTTGTTCTTATAGGCGGATTCGAAAGAGGAACCATTTTCATAACTGATAATTTTTGCCCATCTTTCCGTTGATAATTCTGCAGATATCCCATGATTAAATCATAATCCGTTTTTTTCGACCTAGTATCATTGTGTGAACCTGCAGCGTCACCGTGTACAATTATCTCAGTACCAAAATTGTCAAAAATTCCTTTTTCTGCTAATTCTTCGCAAGAATCTAATGTTCTCATTCCCTCAATAACAACCTCATCAAAGAAGGAATATTTACACCCTTCTATCGATTCATTAACTTGGAACAAGCAACAAGATAAAGGCTTACCAACTCCTATGTTAAAATCCCAAGAAATATGAATAGGCTTTTCTTTATCAACTAGGTATGTTGATTTGACTATGTTGTAATCACCGAACTGGTAATAGATAATATCCGACCTAAGCTCAAGCCACCGACCAAATATCATCCTAAGAACTTGCTTTTCGTCCAAGTCGCGCATTAATCCGACAATGTAGCTTTTGGCAAGGAAAGGATTATCGAAAGTCAGTGAATAATAAACGTGCCTTGTATCATGAGTTTCAGAGCCTTCAATAAAGTATTCATGTATCCAAGAAGATGGATCACCGGGGTTAGTTGCTGCGATACATAAACACTCTGGAATATTTGGCAATCTACCAAGCCTATTTTTAACTTCTTTAAAAGCCTGTTGGTGTTTTCCATCGAATTCGATAAACTCCTCAAAGATTGCCATAGATAACCGCAATGATCGAACCTTAGTATATTTTCCATCGGAAAAAGATCGAGAAATTATAGATGAACCGTTCCTAAAATGGATTTGGCAACGTGTTTGGTTTATGGAATAGTCTTTTCCTTCCGTTAACTGTTCGCATTGTAAATGGTCAACAATATCTTTAAAAATGGTATCCCTTAAATCAGGCATTGACATTCTAAAAATACCTACGCAAGCGTTACTGAACATAATGCAATGGGATATAGCTAAATGAGCAAGAAATATGCTTTTAGCCGATCCAACCGAGCCAGACAACAAAACATCATGAGTACCTTTAGAGTAATCATACTTTTTACGGATATCGATTAGAGCCGTTTTCTGCCATGGAATTACAGGTTTAAAAGTATCAACTACCGTCCCGCTATCGGTGCTAATCGATTCCCTTCTATTCCAATAATTTTCAAGTTCTAATGCAGATAGATTTTTAAGCATTATTTTCGTCTAGCCCATAAGAAAAGGCGAAAGGTTTATTCCCTAAATCATGTGATACGCTTTCTTTCATTCCAAGATAATTTTTTGATAACCAAATAGCCGCTTGGGTGTTATCCCACTTGGGATTCATAGCCATTTCATAGAGCCTACGCCTCAAAGATTTTTTACCTTCAGCTCCGTATTTTAGCCGCCACTCCGGAAAATCAATTCCATATCTTTCCTTTATTTTAAAGCCCATTGTTTCATCATTAATATCTAAACATCCACAAATTTCTTCAGCAGTACATTGAATATGGGCCATATTTTCCGCAATGGTCCACCATTCATCTGAATACTTTGTTGGGTTTCTTCCTGATCCTTCTCTAAAACCACCTTTGACCGGTTTTTTTTCCGTTTCTTTAGGTGTTACTTTTTTATTTTTTTTCATGCTATTAAATCCTTTCATTGTGCTCTTACAATAATTATATCAAAATGATTAAAATTTAAACAGCTTTGCCAAGGATTAAATAAGCCATGTATGCATATAAGGAATTTAAAATAGCTGGCCTTTGCCCATATTGTGATTCGAGTTACGAAATAATTTTGAATCAAATACCGCCGTCCATTGTCCATCAGTGTTCAAGCTGCAAAAGAGGTTTATCAATAATTACAGGTAGTAATGGTTTTGCCACGGTAGAAACAGGAACCCCAAAGCAATCAATTGCCGTGATTGCCATGATATCGAAAGGCTGTTGTGGACATGATTAATTTTATCAAATTTAAACTACAGGGAAGAAGTCCAAAATGGTACAAGTTTAGAAAATCTTTCTTATCTAACCCAAAAAACGAAAGTTGTGCCGCTTGTAAGCGCACTAAAGAGCTGGAAGTTCACCATATATTACCGTTCGATTTAAGACCTGATTTGGAGCTTTCAGAACCCAATCTGATTACCCTATGCAAATTTTGTCATTTTATCTTTGGTCATTTCAGTGATTATAGGCTTTACAACCCTGAAGTTGTAAACCATTGTAGAATCCATCAAATAAACAGTTTTGCCTATAAAAAAAGGATAACTTGAATGAAGCTAATAGGAATTGATTCCGGTAAAAATGGTTGTATAGCCGAACTTGATTTGGAAGAAACACTATGCAGGTTCATGATACTTCCATACCGAGAAGATGGAATGATGGACTATACAAGAATAAGAATGAATTTTAACTTGAATACAGCGCATTATATTGGAATTGAAAAGACTAATAACATGCCAATTTTTGGCGGAAGGAATTGGGGATTCGGATATTATTACAGTGCCGCTTATCATCTTCTTGAAAGTGTTCCATTCGATGCCTTTACCCCTGCGCAATGGCAAAAGCCTTTTCACGGAAAGAAAGTCAAAACGAATGATACCAAAACAGCGAAGGATAGAACCGCTGCAGCATTTGCGAGAATGAACCCTAACTTTGAAGATAGGATATACAGCAAGGAAGATGCCAAAGCTGTTAAAGATGCATTTTTTATTGCTTACTATGTTGGTATGAAAAATAATATTGTAATGCCAACAAACTTTGGTTTTTGTGACGTTGCTGATGATTTTTTCTGATTATCATAGTTTTGAAGCGATATATTCCCCAAGTGCTTTTAAACATGTATCTATACAATTATTACATATATGAGCGCCATTTAAACCTGCTATCATCACAGCAACGTCACGCCTACTTGCTCCACAAAAAGAACAAATTTCCCATGCTTGTTGCGATTGTTCATTTTCCATATTGAATCACCTTTTTTACCCCCAACTTTTTGAGCATTTGGCAACATTCAGCATCATCGTCAATCGCGTATTCTACCTGTTCAATATCAATTTCGTTATCTAGCAAAAATTGCGTCAATTCAGCTTCCTTAAATTCAGATGCTTTCCTAAAATCATTTTCTTGTCTCATAATGATTTTATAGCCAGCAATATTATTTCGATCTATCCATTTTGTTGTTTCTGCAATAAATTTTATCGACCTACCAGTTAAAAATATGATATCGAACCTTTCAATATCATGTAGCTGATATATAAATTCGCTTGTTTCCCTGATTAACCCATCAAATTTAGAAGCTCCGTTATAATCATCCCACTTGCCTAGCCATGCTAGATGTATTCTATGTTTGTGATCGCACAACGTACCATCCAAGTCGCAAACAACGTACTTTTGTTTTTCCATTTATTCCATTTCCTCTATCCACTTCAAAAAAATACATAAAGCATCATAATACCCTATTTGATAATCAGAAGGTGTTTCTCGGTATTCCTTCATATATTCCTTTTCATTTTCAACTCTATCAACTAATTCGTTGTGAATTTCTGCAGCGGTTTTTTTCATTTACTCACCTTTATTAACTCTTTATTTTCCTAAAAAAACCAAAGGTTTCCCTGTCATTTTCATTTTCATCCTCAACAATAGTCAATGGACACCATTCTGGCCTATCGCACAGTCTACCATCACATTTATCATCCATGGCTACGCATTTCATGACCGGAAAGTAATGATTTTTCGATCTAATGAATGACATTAACCTACATGGTCTTAAACAGTCTTTATCCTGCTCAAACTGAAAATTGTATTTTGTCATTTAAAAATCCATAAAAATATATGCAACTAAAACAGCTCCACTATCTATTTTCTTTCACCCATTTAAGTAGCTCCAGCATAAAGTCAGACCTCATTACATGCTGCCCATTAGTCCATCGTGTAATCGTATTACGCGAAACACCTAACCTAGAAGCAAGCGCATTTATTGAGCCAGCTTTATTGATCGCATTCCTGATAAGTATTTTTTGTTCTACGCATTTTTTAAGCATCTTTTTTCTTTCATGTATCTTTTTTCTTAATTCAGTAAGTTCAGTCATTAGCCAGCCTATACGCAACAATTTTGTTACATTTAGCATCTTTTGAAGGTAGTATCAAGCTATAAATTTCAACAACATCACCCAATAAATCCCTGTATGAACCACATGAAAAGTCAAAAGGATAACCGCCACATAATTGTTTTCTAACATCAACGGTATAAAGATATAATGACAACAGTTCATCTTTGGATATATCGCTTACCATAGCCTTAGAATCAATTATCTCTATCTTCTTAACATGGCATATATCAGCTAATACATTGAACCGAGCAAAAGCAATTCCACTTGTTTCCACTTTAGAAACTGATTTATTACCACAATAAGAGCAAGTCATCCTACCGCCACATATATCACATTGATTATTATTTCCTGCGTAGTACATTTACACCTCTATGGTTGTTGCAATGTATTCTCTTAATTTAGCCATTCGGTTATCTAACAGCTCCTCTATGGTGGCTAATTCTTTAACCTCATCAAAATGATTATTCAAGCATACCTTTCTGACAATATCCATTTTCTCGATTGCCTTTAAAGCCCCGATCCTTGTTTTGACGAACAGAAATATAAGCCTCTGTGTATCATTATCAAATTTTCTGAATTTATCGGATACCGATGCCTTAACATTCCCTGAACTTATTCTATGCTCTACCGTTAACCCTGTTCTAATTTCTTCCGTGACGAAAGCAATTTTTACAGCGTTATCTAAATGGGACCATACAAGTTTACTCATTATTACCCTCTATTTTATCAATGAATTCCTTCTTTTCTTTTACGTAATCTTTCATTATAAAAAGAGTAGAAATAAAAATAATCACGATAAATATTAAAAACCTCATTTATTCACCATCTTTTTCTATTCTAAATCCTTCATAGTCGTTAGCCTGAAACACTAGATTATACAGACCTTCCAAAGCATCGTTATCTAGCTTTATAACTTCCGATTCTGAAAACTCTTCAGAATCTATTAATTGATTTATTGCCTCATCTCTGCTTATCGTAATCATTCTTTATTAATCCTTTCGCGTAGTCATACATGCTTTTATTAGATTGCCTTGTGATTTTTTTCAGGTTCCCAATTGACTTATAAGAGTTATCACCTATTAGCATGATATTCCAAAAGCCGCCATGTGAAACAAATCTAAATTCCCCAAGTTCTTTGATCCCCATGAACAGTGATTTATCTTTCATATTTTTACCCATAAGACATGATTACAAAACACATTTTTATTGCGTAGTAAGCTACCACAGCCATGAAAATTAGATATACAATTAACAATGCTTTCCGTACTACCATTATTTTTTACCTTTTGTTCTTTTTGCGTATTCTTTATCAAAAATTATTGCCGCTTGTATTTCTACTAGTGCTGTCTTTTTATCCCAATAAACACAAGTTCTAGCTCTTTCCAAGCAAGCGTCATGAGTCTTTTTAATACCATCCAAATCTAGCCTTTTAGCCTCATCTTCAACATATTTTTTTGTAGATGCTTTCATGTTTTACTCTTTCATTTTCCGCAATGTTGACAACATTTTATTGAAGCTACGGCGCTAGCTTTTTGCCTTCTGCGTAGTTCTGCAGCATATACGCTTGCCTCATCATCGTAGTAACCCTCATTTTATGGGTTCAATCCTTTTGA